GGAAGAAAGACTCTGAATTGGAGAACCTTCCCAGAGGACAAATATTATACAATCGCATACAATACTGGAAATGTAGTCTGGAATGGAGAGGAATATAAAGATATTCCAAAAAACATACTGATGCACCATGCCAATTGGACTGTGGGTGTAAACAACAAAATTAAACTTCTAGATTACATTAAACGTGAGCTTTCAAGAGAAACTGTTCCATGACACAACCTATCTTCGGATAAAATATCCGCTTCCTCCATATCCTTGTTATCATCAAGGTTTGTATTTGGAAGAATATTTTTGCAATTATTTCATAGAGAATTGTATGGATAAATCTCATTCGAGATATTATCTACCAATCTTTTGGACGAACATTTATCTGAGAAATTGGATTCACAATTACAAAAATCCAGTAATTCAATGCTATCTCAATACAATCCCAAAAGAAGAAAAATACTTCACAGTTTGTCAGCACGATGATGCACCAACAGAAAAGATAGATCATCTGGATATCGATGTCTATTCGGCGGGAGGTAACTTCTCAAAAGGAATTCCAATTCCTCTTGTTTGTGCTCCAATTCCAGAACAATATAAAAATCCATTGGAGAAAACTATGTTCTGTAGTTTCGTCGGCTCAAATACACATTCAGTAAGGGCGAAGATGATTGAACATTTACAGAATGATGCTGACTTTTTCATATCTTCCAAAGAATGGAAATATCAGGTTAATGGTTCACAATTCGACTTTTTTGTGGAAACAACCAAGAAATCAATTTTTACCATTTGTGCAAGAGGGTATGGGAAACAAAGTTATCGTTTCTACGAGGCGATTCAACTTGGTTCTATCCCAGTATATATCTATGACAATGAGCCATATTTGCCATTTTCAAATGAAATTGATTATGCATCTTTTTCAATTGTCCTAAATATTGAACACATTGATCGACTTAAAGATATTTTGAGTTCCAAATCCCAATATGACATTGATAAGATGTTGAAAAAGGGAAAAGAAGTCTACGAAAAGTATTTTACTTTAAAGTCCGTTACTGAGAAAATTATTTCTCGTTTGGAAAAATAATGATAATCCCATTTTTACAATTTCTTGATATGTTTCCTTGGTGTGGCATTCCACAAAGGCGCACTTTAAATTTTTAAGAAATTTATCTGCACCTTTCAATACCAAAACCTCTGCTCCCTCCACATCAATTTTACAGGCATCAACTTTTACATTGAGTTTTTCTGTAAAGATATAATCCAATGTTGCACAATCCACCGTGCATCTTTTGATTTGTTTTTTATTTGTGTTTTCCCAGAATGATTTTTCACCTAGAATATTTCTCGTTGCATGATCTCCATTGCCCTCATAAATGTCGATTTTTCCATTGTGATCCGTAACAGCGGCATTGATCAATTTAACACTTAAATCCCCATCAATTTTTGTTTTCAATACCTTGAAGTTTTCCGAATCAGCTTCAATCGCATAAACCTCTTTTACATTTTTATTCTTTAAAGCACTGATCGTGAAAATTCCATGGTTTGCTCCAATATCGGCGACAACGCTACCCTCTGGAACAAATTCACAAAATCTTTGCATGATTAGACTATCCCAATCACAAGGCCCAGTTGATTCTTCTACAAATTTTAAATTATCGCTCATTTGATTATTGATTTATCGATTTTAAAAAATCAATACAAATATGACTTATAATTTGTTTGATTCTCAGAAATATATTGTTGGTGACATTGAATGGGGTGGTTTTGGTGCAATGTATGCGAGAAGGAAGCTGATCATGCAAATTGGGCATAGATTTAACCGAACCCCAATTTTTAGATATACGAGCTATGTATATGATGATCCATTTAAAGAATTCAATCCAAGTCTAAAGATTCTAAAAGAAAAAGGAATCAAAGAGGTCGAAAAATTCGACTTCACAGACAACGATAAAGAGGTTGTATTTTTCGACTTCGGAGCATATTGGAACAGCCCAAATATGAACAAATACCAGTGCTGGAATCCAGATAGTTCCGATTATCTCATGTATTCTGGATATATGTATAATTTGTTGGAATTAAACAAATCATATAAAGAAAAAGTGGAAGATAAAATTTCTTATCTTAAAGAAAAATACGAGATCAGGGGTTTTGACAACCTTGTTGCATTGCACTTGAGAAGGGGAGACAAAATTGTAGAAAGTTCATATCTAACCCATGAGTTTCTTTTCAAATATGTGGAAGAAAACAATCTTGGAAAAGACTTCTTTGTAACGAGTGACGAGTTGGAATATATACATGAAGTGGAAGAAAAATATCCGCAATATAATTTTGTTTACGATAGCGAAGAGAAAAGATATGGGAATCAGAAAATGTCGAATGCTGACATGGTATCAAGGAATCCAGCCCTAAAGGAACAGGAGACTCTCATGTTCATGAAAAACGTAGAGATTCTAAAGCAATGTAAATGTGTAATTGGTCCACATAGTGCTCAAATGACTAAAATCGCTGGTTCAATGAATTCTTATTTAAAAGGCAAAAACACTCTTCATTTGATCGATCCTAATACCAATAAAAAGGAAACTATGGGCAGTTCTGAGCAAACTGCTTGAAGATGTTCTTCATGATGCCTTTTACATCTTTTTCAGATGTATCTGGAACAGCATTTTGCCATGCAGGAGAATATCCGTGTTTTTTCTGAAACAATGTGGCTCCTTTGATGATATTTTCCTTCCAGTCATTTCTTGGACGAATTGAACTGCTTTTTTCTGAACATTCAATTTCATCAAGATAATCCATGCTGTTTGCTAGATCAGCCCAATTCCAATAAGGGGTCGTATAACCGTCTTTTGCAATTCTATAAGAATGCTCCACGTGTTCAAATGCATTATGGAAGTTCTCATCAATAAGACCGCATTTTTCCAAGACTTCTCTAGTATAATAACAAAATGCACCAACGCTATGCATATTGATTGCAATCTTCACATTACCATAGTCGATAATGTATCTTGGGCATGGTTTTCCTCCTGAGATTCCGTTTTTATTTGCAGGACCGTGATAGCCAAAACAAAAATGTTGAATTCCAGTCAAATTCCTTGCTTTAATGTATTCATTAAAAACTTCAGGATTTTTCATGATAATATCGTCCTCCACGAGGAAAATATGATCGGCATTTAGTTCTAATGCTTTCTTGAACAACAAATTCTTGCTTTTTCCAACACCAAGATTCTTTTCATTTTTCACATACAGATCATTTTCATCTACTTTTACATCTTGTTCACCGTCATTTACAGCCATGATAAAATCAACATTATTTGATTTTTTAACGGAATCATAGCATTTTTGAAAAAAATCCACTCTGTCTTTTGTAACAATGCCAACAAAAATCATATTGTATCTTAGTCGCCTGAATAAATAATTCAAATGGCTCTAAACAATGCAACGAATGTGAAAGAATTACCACAATTGGAAGAAATTGTGGATGGTAATTACCTTATTGTTGAAAACGATCAAGGAACTTATATTTTGGATTTCGTTGATTTTGTTGTTGGCCCAAACAATGTTTCTTTCTATAGCACTGTGGAAAGTCTTTGTGCAAAACAAGCTTCTTTATCCGCAACCGTGGATAGCAAATTTCAAACATTGACATCGGATGTATTGAGTGCGGTGAATGTAAAAGTTGCCGCATTAACTGCCAATTACCCAAGATACTTTGAAGTATATCCCACCACAATAACAGTTCTAAATGGAACAAGAAGTGCTCAAACCAATTTCAACAGCGAGCTTTCCAATATTGCGGTAAATGATATCAATGTGATTCCCACGAATTCAGGAGCGGCAACGATGACATGGGCATTGTTGTTGTCCTCTATACAGAATCCTGGTTCCCCGCCATCGCCCACTCCTTATACCTATACTATTACTATTTCATCACCAAGCACCGTTTCCGGTAATTCTACCTTTGAAACCAAGGTATTGAAATACTTCTAAAATCGGGTTAAACTCTTTTAATGTTTGAATTGAATCCAGAAAAAAGAGTTCTCACAAGAACTTTTTTAGATTTCATCCTAGAAAAAGAATTGTTGGAAGAGGGTTTGATATATTCTCATGATGGTGACACGTTTCTTTTAAACATTAAAAGAAGCTACGGAATTTACATCATTAAGTCTGAGGCTATTCCCCTGTTTCCATCCATAGATGAAAAGAAACCCATGACTGTTACTGTGATGTTCATGAAAGCCATTCTTGACAGAATGGATGATTTACAAAAAACAATGGATTTTTACGGATATTTTATTTCTAAGAAAATTGAAGCTCCAAATCATGTCACATTACAATTTGAGCCAAAATATCCAATCAAATATACAAAAGAACAATTGGAAGGATTTAGAATTTTCCATATCGCGCCCTTAGAAGTTTTACACAAAATATTCAAAATTGGATTATGCCCTAAAGAAAGTTCAACATCGTTCGATCATCCATCAAATAGAATATATGTTTTTTTTACAAATGATGTGAGATATGTTCAGGCATTTAGAGATTCTTTAGTAAAAGATAAGTCCACAGAAAACGAAGAGAAAAAACTTGTTATCTTGGAAATTGACAAACTATATAGTGATGTTTTTGTTGACGAATCTTTCGACTTTAAACCACCAAAATACTTCGCTGGATTTGTATTAAAAAATATTGTTCCAGAACAACTAACGTTAACTAACTTTTAATCTTTTACGTGAAAAGCTAGGGCTTTCGTAATCTTGCGGACAATATCTTTTTCTCCAACATTTTCCGCTTTCAGTCTAGCAACTTCTTTTTTGAATGCATTGATGAATTCCCTAGACAGAGAAAAATTGCGGGGATAAAACATTCTCGATTTGGTTAGAATCGAACTATAATTTTCTAAAATATTATTAGCCTTCTGATAAAACTTCACCCAATTATTTAGGTCCAAAGATCGGCATTTTTTCTTGCTGCAATGCTTCTTTTTGATCTCTGATGAGTTTTTCCATTTCTGCGATTTTATCTAGATCAAGCAGGGACTGTTCATCCCCATACATTCCACCATCTTCGGTGACATATAAGGCAATTTGTGCAATTCTTTCATGTGGTTGACCATATATGTCAATAATTGCAGGAGAATTATCCTTTTCCATAAATGGGAGGGTTTCCGCACCCTGTTTGTATTTTGATAGAATTGCCTTGAAAATATTATCAGTTTCCTCCACATATTTGGGATCAATCTCACGAACTCCATTATCTTCAATTGGAGGCATCAAATCCCTAGTGCAAATGAAAATAACATCCAAATTCTGCATGGATTTTTTTACCTTTAGAATGGATTGTTCGATAAACTTGTCTGTGAATCCTTTTACGTTGTTTGCATAGCACCACATGCTATAAACAAGATTGTCCAGAGGGCAACGGTCAAAAATAACATTCTGACTAGGAGTATATGGTTCACATTCAGAGCAGAGAATGTCTAGAATTTCCCCTTGTAATTTAGCTGTGGTATTTTTGGAATGTCTTTTATCTTTGATTAATTTGCGGTAATCGCTATTAATCAATGAATAATTCGGCCATTTTTGAAGAAAATGTTGAATTGTTGTAGTTTTCCCAGAAGCTGCACAACCAGATACTGCTATTCTCATAGAGTTATCTTATGCGAAAAAACCAATAATGCAACAAAAATTACATGAACATTCCAGCCCTCATTAGGCTTGGAAGATCTTTTTGGAATTTTTCATCGTCCAATTCTTTTTGAGTTTTTGGTCTTTGCTGAACGGTTGTTGCAAAAATTTGAGCAACATTTGGATTATTAAGAAGATTTGTCAAAATGTCTTTGGTTCTTTGTTGCAATTGTGAACCACTTATTTCTTTCAAGAGATTTGAGAGTTCTGGATTTTGAGTTGCTTGCTCAAGAAGAACTTGTTCGTATTTTTGAAAAATGTCTTTGTTATATTTTTTACCAGTCATGTTAGTATTTATGCAACCATTGTATCCGATTTCATGGGGGCTTGTTTAACGATGCGTCTAAACACTTCTTTACCCTCTGGAGTTCTTAATAGTTTTTCCCAATCTATTTTTTTACCATATGCCACATTGTCGAAGATGTTTCTCTTGTTACAATAATCTATGAAGGCATTTATTTGAGCGTCTGTTGCATCTGCATCGAGTAAAATTCCCGTATCATGATAATACCATCTTTTCATTTCCCCCAATACTGGAGCAAATTCGGTTTGAAGGAGGTTTGACATATTGTATGTAGACCCCTTTTGCAAGGTGTGTGTAACCTCATGACCAAGTGTATCAAGTGGTTCGTTTTTTTCGGGATGCGTTACTTGGGCTGGGCCTCCCTCCAATTCTCTTTTGGATGGATAGTTTAAATTCATTTGTTTTCTATTGAATAATATTCGATTTTTATCTGGAGGAGCAAATGGACCTCCATAAGCCGCAAATGTTTTTATAGTTTGTGCAGGAGTAACCGTATTTTCTCCACCATAACTCCCTTCTTCTCCAAAATCAGTAAAAATGACATCTACCACTCTATCTAAATTCTTATTGCTGTAATCTGGAAGAGCATATTTTTTCTCCAAATAGGGGTCTTTACCTCTTGCTTTTATTTTAGCAATCATTCTGTCCGCAACCTCTTTACCATACCTTCTATACAACACTTCCCTTGCAGTAACGGTATAGTTTTCTTGTAAAATTCTATTGCAAAACTTATCAAACTTTGTCATTATTTGAAAAACTCTTCAACGCCTTGCTGGTTACGCATATATACGCCTTTATTTTCTTTTGATTGTTTTTTAGCGGGAGGTCTATCAGCGGTTGGATAATTTTTATCTGGTCTAACTCTCTCTTGTCTCTCCTGTGGTGTGCTTCGATCTTCTCTGTTTTTTCCAGCAAGAGTATTTCCAACATCTCCAGCAAGATTTGATAAAGAACCTAAAACTCCTCCAAATTTAGATTGACGTCTAAGCTCTTCTCCTTCTCTTCTTACCTTGACATAATTTGGTTTAAGATATTCTCCTTGTCCCTTTGTTGGATTTTTTACATATAGCTGGACATTTGGATCACCCAATTGATCTTCCGATGCTGGGGCATATCTGCCTCCACCCATGTCAATATATGCGGTTTGTTTTGATCCTCCGAATTTAATTTGGGGAGGTGGTGCTGCTTTTGAAAATTCAGCTGGTTTAACTGCGATTTCTTTTTGTCCACCTCTCAATGCATTTAACATTAAAAGATTTTGGGAAGCCGTTCCTTTGTATTCAGGAATGCCCATTTTTGTTGCGAGTTCTTTTCTGGATGCAAAATCACTTGGTTTTCCGTTTTGATCTAGGAAATCGACAATAGAAACCCCTGTATAATTAGAAGTAGGTTTAGCGGGAGCTTCTGGTGCTGGTTTAACTTCACCTTCAGTTGAAGCTGCGGTCTCTTCAGGTTTTTCTGGAACATCCGGAGCGGGAATTGTAATGTCACCAGAATAAAGAGGATTTGCTAAAATAGTTTCAAATGTGTCTTTGAAATTTGCATTATAAATTTCAGGATGTTCACTAGCAATAGAATTCAATTCATTTATATTTTTAGCAATGGCGTCTTTATTCGTGGAAATGTAATTTTGCGATTCATCGGTTTGTCCTTTTACTTTTCCAACATTATCTAGAATTTTTTCAACAGAACCCCAAAATGCCAATCCATCTTCTGAATTTGGATTTTCCGACAATGCTTTTTTATCATTATCGTTCATACCATTATAGGCTTTCAATAAATTATCAAGCTTCCCGAAAACTTGAATTTCTGATTGAGCCTCAGCTTGTTCCAAAAGATATCGTATTTTGCTATATTTCTTCATATTATAAATTTTCGTAATCGAATTTTGATTTGGTTTTTGGTTTTTCTTGTGGTGGTTTTTGTTCTTTTTGCGAAGTTTGTTCTGCTTTTTTACGAGGCGTCCATGTTCCAACTGGATATTTTCCTTTTGCGGCGGTTTCTTTAGTTGGTCCTTTTTGTTGTTTATCACCTTCTCCTCGCATTTCTTTAGGAAGCAAGGGGGTTTGTAATAATTTGTCAGTAAAAGGATCTGATGTTATGTCTTTTGTAAGTAACTCTTCTGCGGCTCTGCCACCGTATTGCATTTTTTGCAATTTGGGATTTTTTAATGCATACCAAGGAGTTTCTCCTGTTATAGATTTACCAATTCCTAATTTTTCTCCAGATTTAGAAATACTTTCAATACCCTTTTCTATACTTTTTCCATGAAGAGCATCTCTAATACTTCCAGATTCTATGGCCTTCATTATTTGAGCTTTATTTTTAGGATCTAATACATTCTTTTGAACTAAACTATCAAATGCTTTCTCAAAGCCTCTTTTGACCGTATTGTTTTTTGATATCATTTCTAATATTTTTGCAGAAACTGGACCAATGTCTTTCGCGCCACCTCTAGCGGCAGCTTTGGCGGCAGCTTTTAATCCCGCCCAACCCACGCCGCCTACTCCAGCAGCTAAAAGACCAAAGTTAGGAAGTGCTAAAAATACATTCAAAAGCAATTCTCCAAGTGTTAATAGATTAAAATCATCATTTAATTTTTTACCAGATGCAATAACATCAGGCCAGCTGCTTATTCCTGTAGGATCTAAAACTTTACCCACAGAAACAAGCCAATGTTCTTTTTCTTCTTCAGACGCCTCTACCAAAACAACATTATTTTTAGATGTTAGGTAGTTTTCGAAAATCAACTTAGAATCTTTATCCATAGGATTATTTAGCCGAAAACGGTAATTTTTTTCCAGTTGATTTTTCAATTGCACTCATTGTCGTTCCAAGAACATTTTTTAATGCACCAAGTGCTGTTTCTTTGGAGAAATCAGTTGTGAGTGGTGCTGCAAAAGATTTAATGTAATCAAGCGGTGTCATTTCTTCTTTTGCTCCATTTGGTTGGGCTTGTTGTTCCGTGTCAGTATCTTGTGCAGCGTCTTGTTGCGGTTGATACTTAATATCTCCTGCTGCAACTCTTTTAACTCCAACGTGAACGTGATCATAATGGTTTCCACCGACATTTGATTTCCATATGATTTGAACTCTAAAACCATCTGGTGTTCTTTTATTGAAAGAATTTCCCACAAATGGTTCCCAAGATGTTACACTTGGATCGACTCTTTGGGCAACCCTGACTGCAAAATTCGTTGCTTCTTGGGCATTTGATCCAAATGTGCTATTCAAACCAAAATCAGCGGCATATGCAATTGCATTTCCCTCATAGTGATCCGACATGAAACCAGACTTGGTTGATTGTCTCGATCTCTTTAAAGACGATGCTTTCCAATTACCCATTGGTAGAATGGAAAGAAGTTTGGGTAAAGATCCTCCCCAATTTCCACCTTCTCCACCACCTTTTGAACCAACAAGAGTTGCAAGCGATTGTTGCGCTTCACATAGAAGTGATTGATATGCACTAAAAATGTTTTTTACGTCTTCGTTCATGATATATCGGGCATTTTCTTTCCGCTTGATTGTTCAATTGCTTTTCTGGTGAATCCTAATACATTTTGCAATGCGGCAAGTGATGCTGCTTTAGAGAAATCTGTTGCTAGTGGTGCAGTAAAAGACTGCAATTGTGATGATGCGGGAGACGCTTCTTGACCTCCTGCTTCTGGTGGTTGTTGCGATGAGCCTTGTGTTGCGCCTCCTGTGGCGGCATATTGTTGGGAAGGATCGAAATTTGATTTGCTTTGTAACATTGCAATTGCCTGTGAAAATGAATTATCGTCAATTTGCCTTCCGGTTTTCCCGAATCCTTCGTCTTGAGCAGTTCCTCTCATCCATTGTGCAAGCCAGTTTGGATCTGTGAGCATTTCAGCGGTGATAACTTGATTATTGTCCATTCCTGAAAGTGGTTTGGTTCCTCCAAATTTACCATTAACCCAGTAGTATCTTGCTTCTCCAACGGTTTTTCCCACAACTGGCATTGAACGGAGGTGTTCAATATTGGCAGCAATACCGCTTGCTAGGTCTGGATATTTTGCAATTGGGTGTCCACCGCCAATTATTCCATATCCCTGCATTCCGAATTTTTCAAAACTTTGCTTCGGATACGCCCCGCCCGGATTGTTGTATCTGTCCGCCGCTGCTCTCCCATCTACCGGAACATCAACTCTTTTTCCATATACTTCCAAAATCAAATTACAAAAATCATCAAATCTGCTCATGTTCAAATTATTTAGTTAAGCCAAATGATAAATATAATCATATGATCGGTAAAAAAGACAACCACGATATTTTTAATCAATACAAACAAGTTCTTGTAGAACAAGTCCTATCCAATGATGTTATTAATTCTCTTCTTAATAGAGTAAAAACGGCAACAATGGATAAACAATTAAAATACGATATAATTGACTATATCAAAAGATGTGAAACTAGTTTCCCTTCGTCTAAATCACAACACGGTGAACATGACGCTGATGCCGCTGGTTATGCTTCTTACCCTGAAGCAAAACCCGCAATGGATCAAGATGATACCGAGGCTGTCAATGAACCAGATCCTAAGTTTGCGGAAGAACTAGCAAAGGCTCGCAAAGAACAGCAAGAAAAATATCCAGAAAAAGAAGAATCTGAAGAAGGCGAATATGCTGATCCTGCATCATTTTTTGGCGGACCAACCACTCCAATTAGTAAAATGGGGCCGATGAAGTTTGAGCCTCGCATTACTCCAAAAGTAAAGACACCGCAAGAAAAGGCGGAAGAGGAGGCATATTGGGCAGCAAGAGAACAAGAAAACCAAAGACGAAAACTAGAGCAGATAGAACGTGCTAAAGCAAATCGAAAAACATCAGCCACTCATGTTTCCGATGAAAAAATTGGAGCAAGCCCATCAGATCCGGATTATAATGCAAAAAGAGCAAGATGGATGGCAGCTTTTGCTGCTGGTGTTGGCAGACAATAACTCTCTAGTTAAAAAAACCTTTAGACGCCCCAGCTTGTTCCCGCAAAGGGATTGCTCCAACCAGTGGACACATTATTTCCAACATTTGCTGGAATTGCTTGCGGTGGTTGCGGAGTGTTTTGAGCAACTTCGGGCATTTTGGACAAATCCACACCAAACGGATTCTCTGCCTGACTCATGTAATTGGCATGATCGTATTCTTTCAAGCAATTGTCGATATATTTTGCAAGAATCGAATCTTCGTGTTTGGAAATTAAGTTTTCCAGTTCTGCCTTGAAGTCTTTTTTTGTATTTTTCACAATAATAGAATTTATTGTGAAATAGCATCAAGTCAAGTATGCGATAATCTCGTAACGCTTTTTACTTTCAAATCCACCATCTACTTTTTCAAGATTTTCCCAAGTGAAGCTAATGCGGGAATTTTCAATTTCCACCCCATCTACAAATGAATTCTCACCCTTGCGGCTAAATGAAAGAAGAATGTTTCCCTTTGGTCCAAGAATCATGTCTCCTGTCACCATTTGAAGATTGAAGCCACATGCATCTAGGGCATTCCCAACTTCAAAAAGACCTTTGCTGATACTGTCTACTTTTGTATTTCCACCCAAAACATTGCTCTTGTGCAATGCATTTTGGATCTTAATGCGCTCTTTTTTATTGATCGTGGAACTTTGGGAAATATCCTCAACAGAATCTTTTTTTTTCTTCTCTTTTGGTTCCTCTACCTTTTCAGCGACTACTTTTTTTTTAAGAAGACCGAAAGATTCCTTCACAAGAAGGTTGATATATCTGTCAAAGGATTCTTTAACAACTGATTTTTTCTTCTTTGGAATCTTTGCACCACTTTCACGGGCCTTGGAAAGAGCAATAGCAACAGCTTGTTTTTGTGCTTTCTTTTTGCTCTTTGGTTTAGAAGTTCCAATTTTTCCAGTTTTTCCGTATTTCTTCATTTCTCCCTTGATATTTTTGGAGATGGTTTCTTTTGATTTTCCTTTTTTGAGTGGCATAAGTGAAATTATTTATTATTTCTGCAAAGTTTTTCTATACAAATTTAAAATATCTTCATCATTAAGACCCATTTGTTTGAGATAAGTTTCAATGAATCCAATGTCTGTGGAAGAAATGGCTTGTTGGACATCGGCAGATTCCACATCTTTGCCTAGTTCCTTGAGTTTCTCAACAAGGTGCTTCTTAAAGACTGATAATCTTGAGCCATTGAACTTTGAAACCTTTTCAACTTCTTGCGGAGTCTCGACGTCAATAGGCTCCATATGAGATTTAGAAACAGTTTGTATAGGGTTAATTCCTGCTGGAGTGTTGACAAAAAAGACTTTGAATTCCATTTTGCTGTTTGGACACTCTTGTAGTATGTATCCTTCATAATATGGTGAGTTCATGATACCCAGCTTCTCAGACCACATAGGATCAACCTTAATGCGGACCTTTTGAAGGTTTATGGATTTGACTGCATTTTCCAATAGGCTCAGGAATTTCACAATATTATTTATGTTTAAACCCCTCCTAAAAACTCAATTTTGTCCGGTGGAATATTTCTCAGTGTGAAAATACCTTGTCCTTTGAATGGTCCCTCTGGAATCAAACGAGGATCTCTATAGAAAACAATATCATTGTTCAATTCATGAAAATTGATACGCAGAAGATAATATTTGCTTGGTTGTTTGAGAATGTGTTTTCTCTTATCATCTGAAACGATCATGTTTTTCAAAAGAGGAATATCATTTTTTGGATCATCTGAAATTAAAAAATAAATTCGATTTCCACTTGTTTGATAAAATTCTCTATTTGATTCTTTTGGAATGAGTCCAATTTTCTTGATTTTTTCTATATATTTGTCACTTGTAATGTGATAACAATATTTTATTTTGTCATGTAAATATGAAAAGGGAATCTCTGTTGGAAACTTGGGTTCCACAAGAATACTAAAAATATTTGGATCTTTATCATCAATTTGTTCATCCCCAATAAAATAACCATAAGAATCGAGTTTTCTTTTTAGTGCTTCTTTGTGTTTTAAGGGAATTTCATCCACAAAGAAATTTCCGGTTTTTTGGTCGTATTCGATTTTTGAATATCGTCGGGAGAGTTCTTCAATAAGACTATCCACAGGAAAAGATTTTGTTAAACCCTCATTCAACAAAAGTTCTTCTTCCTTTTGTTCCCTTTCTAACAACCAAGTGTGAAAATTGGTAAATCTTCTATGTTTAAAGCTCATTATGACGTAATAATAACCACCTTTTGTGGAAATACAAGATCAATCCTCTTTTGTCACATCCACAATTCCACCATTGTCTTTAATGAACTCTTCCCCAAGAAGTGCCTTGTATTCGTTTTCACTTCTATCTGCAATGGAAAATGGGACATTGGAATATTTTTGACCATTCATTGATACATTGAAACGGACAACTGGACGATCTTCCTTGTTTCCTGAACCAATGTGAATTTTGATTTCATCCTCATATGGGAATGTCACAACTTGGTCATCAATTGTTTGGAATGTTACTTTTCCAGAATCTTTTGCATGGACAATACCATGTAGAACATTATGGGCGGAATTTCCAGTATCTGTTTTTGCCTTGACTGTGCCAATACCTTCAATTTGAAGTTCTTCCACAAGTCCAAGTGTTTGTTCTAGAATTTGGTTACAAAGGTCGTCAAAGGTCATATTGTATATAATTTATTACAAATAAACAGATTACCAATTTTTACAACTGTAGTAACCTGGTGTTCCTTTTTTCTTATTTTGGCAAGAGTGTCTACTACGAAATGCTTTACGACGTTTTGGATTTGACTTTTTAATGCGCATTTTGGGATCACCATAATGAACCCTTTTCAATTTTCCATCAACTTTGGTGCATCTCATATATTTCTTATCTTTTCTGGTTGATTGCTGCTGACCAGTTACCTTTGTGCATCTTGCACCCTCCAAAATCATATTAACCAAAGTATCGAATTCGTTCATATTACAAATTATTTAGTTACACATTTGATAAATAATTCAAATGAATCGCAAATCCAGTCTTTTAGAAATCTCCAAAGCATATGAACAAGTTTTGGAAGAAATGAATTTGGGAACTGCACAAGCCCCACAAAATGTTCTCATCACAAATCCCAATCAAGAAAATGAGGAAATGCAATTCACAGCACCCGCTCTTCCTGAACCCGATTTGTCAGATGATCCTCAAGCCCAACAAATGTTCAATACCGTAAATGCAATTGATAATAAAAGAGGACAATGTTCAAAGTGTGAAAGTGGAAATTGTCCAGAAGAGGGGAATGAAGAAGATTGCGAAGATAACATGGTTCACGATTCAGGAAATCTTGACATGGCAAAGTCTGAAATTTATAAAATTAAAAAAGCAGCGGATGCATTATTTGGTTTAATTGACTGTTCAGATAAAATGGAAGCATGGATGCTTTCTAAACTTGTAAAGGCATCTGATTATCTCTGTGCAGTTAGAAATGTCATGGAATACGATAGTTATGAAAAAAATGTTAAAGAACCAATGGATGATTTTTCAAATGACATGATTATTGTTTCCAAGATCACAGATATGCTAAGTGGAGAAGGAAAATCGGTTAATGAACAAGTATTACGTAGAATTATTTTTAATCTGGAACTCTTAAAAGAGATTAAATAACATTATGAGCACATTTCACGCATTGTTAAATAGGGCATATAGGGAAATTATAACAGAACAGGAACAACCACCTGTTCCTCCTGCACCCGCTGGTGCTGTTCCAGATCAAGCGGCCCCAACTCCAATTCCCGAAGTTCCAGAAGAGAAACCTGAAACAGAACCGCTTTCTCCGGAAGGAATGGTATTTCTCATTAGACTTCTTTCAAAGGCTCTCATGATTGAACGTCTTGATCCAGATGAGGAACAAAAAATTGTAGAATTTGGGGATATCAATGAGAGCAATGCAAAAGATGCATTGAAACAATTTCTTCCAATCATTCAAAGATATGCTCCATCTTTTGAGAGCATCCCAAAGATTTAACGCAAACTATTTTTTCAAACAATTCTTTGTTCTTTTGATTGCAAAGATGTTTTTTCAATCTTTTTTGTGTGAAAATATTTGAATTGTAGAATTCTTCTGCTTTTAAATCGATTTCTTTTTTCAATCCATTTGTTATTTCCTTTGAATCACAGAAAAAAACAGGAATAAAAAGAATCTTGGACATTTGTTTGAAAGAACTCCTATGAATCTCATCGCAGAATGAAGAATCAAACAGAACAATTATTTTTTTATTCTTATTCTTTTCAATTTGTTTTAAAATCTCCAAAACAGAAAAATGAATCAAAATTTCTTTTTTTGTTTTGATTTTGCTTTTTTCATATTCAAAATCAAATTTATTACAGTATTTTGTTATTTCCTCTTTGATTTCAACAAATAATGTGTTAAAATGAATGTATTCGTAAAACATTTTCAATGATTTCTAATCAATTTTTAAAAAACAAGTTTCAATACAAAAATTATAGGGTTTATTCGAAAAATATCAAGAAAAATGGAAAAAATTGCAATTCTATATTCTATTATTTTAGAATTTATTTGGTGTTAGAACATATTGAATCGCCCACAGAGTAATTTTATTGTGGTTGGTTATTAAATCAAGGGGGTAAAGTGAAAATATTTTCAAAAAGTGAAAGTTTTTTTCTTTCCAAGCCTGACATTGACGATTTGGTTCAAGCTCTTCTCTTCAAAAAGACAGTTTTGCATCACTTGATGTCTCATCTCACAATATTTCAATTCAAACTTTCCGCCCCTTGTGAGATTCAAAATCTCAAATTTGATTTCATTTTTTCCATTCTTTGCAATATAGTCATTGATGACGTTGGAAGAAGATGTGTATTCCCTCCAATCACTCTCTACAAATGTTATTTTTGCTCTTTTTTCATGCTTTTTCTTAACCCTGCGCTTTGAGAACATCTGCTTACTTCCGATATACCATAAACCATTTGGAAGTTCAATTCTATATACCATTCCAAAGTATTCTTTGTTGGAATCTCCAAATACTTCCACATCCTCTGGACAAACCCAATGCCCAAAGTCTGAAAAATCAACGTTTTCGCTTTTTGGCACGTTTTTTCTTCCTTTTCTTCGATTTTACTTTTCCATTTCTTCTGAATGTTCCAAGAACAAAAGGAATTCTAGCGTCTCCTGTGTTCCAGAAATCACTATTTCCAACAGCACCACCATGTCCAAATGATTCTCCACCACCGAATACACCGCCATCTCCAGCGGCATTATCTTCTAAAATGTGTTTTACTAATTGATCGAAGGAACTCATTTGACAAATTGATGTTTTATGTTATATTATTTATCACTTTTAATGTCACTATCAAATTACATAGAAGAACTCAAACAAGACTGCATTGTGGACGATATAAATCTAAAAGATTCCGCCCTGATGCTTCCCGCAAAGAAAGCAAAGTGGGTTACAAGACTCGTTTTAACCAAAAATGAATTAAACAAGCTGGAAAAGGAAAAGAAGAAACAAGTTTCGATCCTTGTAGAAAAATTAAAACAAGAAGCAATTGCAACGGTATCCAATGCTGTTTTGAAAAGTCTTGCGGAAAAGCACGAATCTGTCATTGAAATTGACAATAAAATTGAAGAAAGCCTGAATCTCATAGACTTTCTTGAAAAAGTTGAAAAGGTCATGTCATCCATGAGTTTCGACATTGGGAACATCGTTAAGATTGTTCAGCTTGAAACAACATGATCGTTTTTGGATACGACGATAAAAAGAAAAAGGGAATTTATAGTGGAGAATTCTTCGATGAGGTCAAAGAATACTTCTCTGTAAAGAATGAAGCCGCTAAATTTTCTAGAAACAAATTCATTCCTTCTAGAAAATATGCAATAAGCGGAACAGGGAGATTTGATCCTTGTTTATTGTCGGAGATTCTAAAGTATCTCAAGAACAATACGGATTATCCAATCAACAAAATCCAAGTTGATAGTGAATTATTGAAGGAAACCAACCCTTCTGCCTATGATTGGAGGGAAAATTCCGCCTTTTCTCTATATGAATACCCCCTTGCACTGCAATTGCGTGATTACCAGAAGGAAATTGTCGATAAATGTCTCAACCATGGGAGAGGAACAGTCCTCCTCGCCACAGCTGGAGGAAAAACACTCACAATGGCATCCCTTCTCTCCAAAGTCCACTCCCTCAATCCCGACTTCAAGTGCTGCCTGATTGTCCCAAATAGAAGCCTTGTGGAGCAAACATTCAGTGACTTCAGAGAATACGGCGTTCCCTTTGGAACATCCAAGTGGACAGGTGATGATAGCTTGGATATTTCCAGAAACGTTGTCATTTGCACCACATCAATTCTTCAATCTAAAAATAGCGACATAGATTGGCTCAAATACATTGACATTTTGATTGTTGATGAATGTCACCACATCAAAAAATCAAACGAAATTACTAAAATCATTGAAACTTGTAAAACAAACCACAGATTTGGTTTTACTGGAACACTTCCAGAGGACAAGATCGACCAATGGACGATCATCGGAAAGCTTGGCCCCGTGATCTATCAGAGGAAAAGCTATGAACTCCGAGAGGACAAACACGTTGTTCCAGCAATTACCCAAGTTGTAGAAATTTATTACAAAACCAAACCAATAAGGAGCTTTGGAGTGGGTAATGCGGTGGACAATTATAAAAACGAAATTGATTTTCTTATAAAGAACCAATTCAGAAATGAAACCATTAAAAAACTTTCCGCAAACTGCCAAAACAACGCATTGATTCTTGTGGATTATCTTGAGCACGGTGAAACCATCTACAAATTGTTGAAGAATACATTAAAAGAAAAGAAAGTTTTCTACATAACAGGCGAAATGGACGTGGAGAAAAGGGAAGAAATCCGAAAAATAATGGAACACGAAAAGAATGTGATTTGTGTTGCCATATCAAAGATATTTTCCACAGGTATTAACATTAAAAACTTACACTACATTATCTTTGGAGGAGGAGGAAAATCTAAAATCAAAGTCCTCCAAAGTATTGGTAGAGGTCTGAGACTTCACGAAAGTAAAAGCACCCTCTACATCGTGGATATAGCAGACCAATTGTATTATGGAATGCAACACCAGATGAAACGCCAAGAATTTTATGAACAAGAAAACATCCCTCACCAGAAAGTAAAAACACATGAAAGATGATACAACACCTAAACCGGAGAAACCCCTAAAAAGAAAAAGAAAAAAGGCAGAAGACAAACCTCATTATGTAAATGCAAAAGACTTCGAAGATGCATTGACGAAGTATTATGCGGATGACGTGATTACGAACTATCTAGCTGATTGTATTCAGAAAATAGCATATGGTTTGGCCCATGCCCCTAACTTTATGAACTATTCCTACATTTCTGACATGACAGGAGATGCCATAGTTAAAATGTATCAAGCAATTCTTCACAAGAAGTTCAAGCTCAATAAGGGATTTTCTCCATTTGGTTATTTCACAACAATTGCATATCATGCATTCATTTGTCGAATCAAGAAAGAAAAGAAACACCATGAAGTTGTGGAAGAGTATAAGGAACGTAATTTCGATCTAATGCTCAATGAAGGAGAAGAATTTGGTTCCCACAAGGTTTATACCCGTCCCGCCAACATAGACAATGTTGACAATTATTAATATTTTGGTATCATTGACAGGTGGATAATAACTATGCAATCTTCTCCGACCTTCATTTAGGAGTTCATCAAAACAGTCCGGTTTGGCACAAGATAGCACTTGACTGGTCTGATTGGTTTGTTTCTGAACTAAAGAAACAAGGTATCGAGAAGATACTATTTCTTGGTGATTATTTTCATTCACGTTCCGATATATCAGTTAATACTCTTCACGTTGCATCTGATATAACACATAAGTTCAAGGATTTTGAAATGAAGATGATTGTAGGAAACCATTGCAGTTTCCTCAAAGACAAGGCTGACATCCATTCGCTTTCCGTTTTTAGGGGCTATCCTAATATTGAAATTGTAGATAAACCCAAGATGTTTCATTTTGGGGACAAGGACGTATTTGCATGTCCATGGGGAACTGAAATGAATGACATCGCAAATTGCGATACCATATTGGGTCATTTTGAAATCGAATCTTTCAAGATGAACACATATAAATTGTGTGAACACGGTTTTGCACCTTCCGGTCTTTGTAAGAAAGCTCCACTTGTTTTTAGTGGTCACTTCCATTTAAGAGACGAGAGGGAATACAAAAACTCTAAAATCATATATGTGGGAAATCCTTTTGAGATGGATTTTGGTGATACGGAATCAACAAAAGGATACTATCTGATGAATTTTGATACGATGGAGTATACATTCCATGAGAATGAGATTTCTCCGAAGCACAAGAAAATCAAACTCTCCGAATACGAAAACGCCCCAAGTGTGGTGGAAAACAATATTGTCCGCATTATTGTGGATAAAAACATCGAAAGCGAAGAACTGGAAAAATATTCAGCTAATATCAAAAGTCAGAATCCCATTGCCATTTCCTTTGACAATACAATTGCATTTAATCCTGTATCGGAGGAATTGGATGAAGAATACGATCTTTCCGGTATTGATATGGTAAAGGCTATTTCTGACTTTGTTGGATTACTGGACATTGATAACAAAGAAGATGTGACCAAATACACGACAGAATTATATAAAAACACATGAAGAAGGTAGTATTTAAAACCCTTAAAGTTAAAAATTTCCTCAGTATTGGAAAGACACCTGTTTCTGTTGATTTCCAGAAGGGGCTTAATATTATTACAGGAATCAACAAAGACTTGATGGATCGCCAAAATGGAACCGGAAAAAGCTCTCTTGTCGATTCTTTTTATTTTGCATTGTTTGGAGAAACAACAAGAGGCTTGAAAAAAGAATTTGTTGTAAACAATCTTACAAATGAATCAGCAGAGGTTTCCCTTACATTTTCAATTGATAAGAATGAATATGAGATCATTCGGACTATAAAGCCATCCAAGTTGAACTTGTTTGAAAATGGAGTTGATATAAGCAGGGACAGCATGGCAAATACAACCGAATATATTCTTTCCATTCTCAATCTTACTCCAGAGATTTTCACTAATTGCATCTGCCTTTCTATCAATTCAACCATTCCTTTCATGGCCCAGAAAAATCTGGACAAGAAGAAGTTTATCGAAGGAATCTTCAATCTTGATGTTTTCTCCAAGATGAATTCCAGTCTTAAGGAAGAATACAATGATGTAAAAAAAGAAATAGAAAGAAAAATTGAAAAACACGGAGATTTGGAAAAAACCGTAAAACTTGTATTGGATCAAAATAAAAGAAATTCAGAGGAAAGAGATAAAAGAAAAAAACAAATTGAGGACAATGTTTCCAAACTGGAAAAGCAAATACAAGAAACAAGTGACAAAATTTCAAAATATGTCATTGAAGACGTAACTCAAAGCAAAGATAAAATAAAAAAGCTGGAAGAAAAGAAAAAGTTGAAGAATGATGATAATCAGCTTGTTTTCAAACAATGCACGGAGATTTCCACAGAGATTAAAATTTTAAAAAGCGACCTATCTAAAATCGGAACAGATCAAGATGAATGTCCTATTTGTTTGAGAGCTATAACAAATGGTGACTTGGAGCACATTGCGGATAGAAAAAACACCATTCAAAAAAGCATTGAAGATAAAACCAATTCGATTGCAGAATTTTCTAAAAAACAAAGTGAATTAAAAAACGAGATAGCACTGATAGAAAAGGCGACAAGTTTACTTAAAGATGGTGTCAATAAAAACGCTCTTGTAGAACAGCAAAAAAAGAACGACGACGACCGCCTTCAATACTTTAACAGCCAGCTTTCGAAGGAAGTGAAATCTTTGGATGAACTTCAAAATTTCAAAGAAGAGGAAACAAAGAGTGTCGAGGGAATCCAGAATCAAATTCAAGAGCTTTCAAATGAAATTCAAGAACTCAAGAAACACTTCAAGGTCTTGGAAAATGTGAAGTTTGTTTTATCAGAAGAGGGAGTGAAGAGTTATGTTGTAAAGAAAATCCTCGCCCTTTTTAATGCGAAGATTGCATTTTATCTCAAGGAACTCAATGCAAATGCCTCGATCACTTTTGACCAATACTTTGAAGAAGAGATAAAGAATGAAAGAGGCAAACCGACCATGTATTTTAATTACAGTGGCGCGGAAAGAAAAGCCATCGATCTTTCTATTATGTTTGCATTTATTGATATGCTAAAACTTCAAACCAATGTCTATTACAATGTTCAGTTTTATGATGAACTTTTGGATACCAGTTTGGATTCAGCAGGAGTGGAAAATGTTGTAAGGCTCCTTAATGAATTTGTGGACAAATACTCCTATGGAATTTACGTGATTTCCCACAGAAGGGAATGCTCCAAACTAGCCAACGGCGAGGTCGTTTACTTGGAAAAAAGTAACGGCATCACCAAAAGAATTCCCCTTGATTTAGAACTAAAGTAAAATAATTAATCTTATGCTTCAATTGCCGAATAATACACCAGCATCTCCACTTCTTCAGAATTCCAGAAAATTTCTGAATACCTCAAATCCAACTCCGCAAAAACAAAATATTGCACCTCCTGAACAAAATCTTTCCAGAGTTATTCAGTATTATGCCGATTATAGTGGATGTGGGTTCTGGAGAATGATTTGGCCCGAACATCTCCTGAATGCATTTAACTTCTTGACTGTTCACGGTTCTACTGTAATGAACCTTGATCCTAGATATTACATCCACACAAAAGTTGTTAGAATTCAAAGACAAGCTACAAGCCATCAGCTGAAGTTTGTTCAATTTCTTAAAGAACTTTCCAAGGAAGCTGGATTTAGAATCATTTACGAGATTGATGATCTTGTTTTTTCGGAGGATATTCCTGACTATAACAAATATAAGCCAGCATTTACTGATCCAGAAATTCGTAAAAATTGTCAAGCTATTATGACACTTTGCGATGAGATCACTGTTACATGTCCTTTCATGAAACAATAT